AAAAAATCTACTTGGAATGTAAGTGGTCAAACTGTCGACATTAATTTCTTCACTGACCAATATTATCAGTGGAATCAAGACAGATATGTATATACAACAACAAAATCCGTATTGGAATTTCTTGATAATAATTATCCTGATTTAATGAATGATGAAAAATTAAAACACGATTTATATCACAAATTGGTCGATAATGAAATACTTGATGAAGAACAGAAACAAATGAAAAACGTCAGATATACTGCAGTTGTACTTGATGATAAATCACGTACTGCTTTGTTAAAAAGACTTGGAAATATGATACCCGAAGGTTGGGAAACTATTGCACATCACATGACAATTAATATGGGTGCTATTGTTCCGGAGTTTGCAAAATTCTTGGGAATGAATGTTGATTTAAATGCAGAAGACTTTGCTGCAGATGATAAAGTTATGGCTGTGGGTGTTGCAGGTATGCCAACTAAGAATGGTAAGCCACATATAACATTGGCAGTCAATCGTGCAAATGGTGGCAAACCAATGATGTCAAATCAATTAACTAATTGGGAAAAATTAAGCGAACCGCTTGTTTTAAGTGGTAAAGTAACTGAAGTAGAATAATGGACGACAATAAAGAACATCCTTGGCAAGAAACATCGGAAGAAGGATTTGGCTATGAAAACGAATGCCTTAAAGATATTAATAATAAAAAATATCCTGTTGCATATAGAAATTTAGATAAAGAAAAATATAAACTTTACGATATTATTCTTTTCGATGGCAAAATTCCTATTGTTCTTGAAAACCATAAAAAAGTAGAATGTAAATTTGATAAAAGAGGTCTTTTTACAGGCAACATTTGTATTGAAGTTGGCTGTAATGGTATTGCATCGGGTTTGATTACTTCCGAAGCAGAATATTGGATTATTTGTGACAGTGTTACAGAATATTTAATAAAAAAATCGGAAATACATCGTTGTATTGTTGAAAACATAAATATTATTCGATATGAACCCAAGTATTTGTTGAAACAAGAAGGTGGTATTTATAAAGAAATGAGTTTGTATTTAATAAATTCTACTATATTTACAGACTATTGTTTAGAAATTAAAGACAGAGGTAAATTAACATACGAGAAAATGATATGATTAAGAGATTAGCAGTATTTGATTTTGATGGAACTCTTATGGATTCTCCTATGCCGGAAACAGGTAAAACACAGTGGTCGGAGAAAATGGGAAAGCCATATCCATTCTCAGGGTGGTGGGGCAGACCAGAAAGTTTAGATTTACAGATATTTGACATAAAACCATTTCTAAGTGTGTTGAAACAACTGAAAAAGGAAATTGTCACCCCCGGAACTTATGTGGTAGTCCTCACATCGAGAATGGAAAAACTACGTCCGCAAGTTCAAGCAGTACTTGATGCTAATAAAATTAAGGTTGATAAACTTGATATGAAACGTGCTGAAGGCAATAAAGGCACAAAAGTATTGCGTTATGTACAACAATTTCCCGACCTAAAAAGAATTAATGTTTATGAGGACCGTGATACTGATATCGAAGCATATGAAGGAATCAGAAATCAAGTACCACCTGGCATTGAATTTAATATCTATTTGGCAAACGAAGGTACTTTGGCATTAACCGAATCCAGTCGTAGTAATAACATATTGTGCATTATTCAAGAAGAAATTCAAAAATTAAAATAGATGTATTTATAGAAAATGTGTACGATGATAACAATGAAACACAAACCTCTTTATTTACCACAAATTAACATGCCTGTCGATGCGGTTGTAAAGCAACTGGATGAAGAGGGTGTTGATTATGAATATGTTCAAATACAACCAAGTGAATCTGATGGCATAAATCCCTCACAAGGTTTTACTTTTAGTGATGATGTCGGAAAGGTTGAACTCGATGACAAAAATCCAATTTGGCTTGCTAAAGAAGGTGATAAAGATAAAATTTGTGATGGTCATCATCGCTATACCCGTGCATTATTGGATGAAGTTCCAATGACTGCCATAAAAATAGATATGGATTTTAAAGATGCTTGTAGATTACTTAATAAAATACAGGATGTTTATGATTATACGGAACAACAGAGAATGGAAGAAGTTGTTGCACAGGATGTTGTCAATGCCAATAATGAAACAAACAGTGGTGCAAGTTATAATGAATTTCTGAGTAGTCTTGAAGAAGATAATGCAGGCATTCAAGCAGAAAAGCCAAGTAAAAATGATAAAGTAATTATCGGCTATCGTAGAGACCCTATAAGCGAAACTTCAGTCATTGGTAATTTTTTTACAATAAGTCCGATAGAAGGATTTACACCATACGAAATTGAATTTGAAAACTTATTGGATACAAATGATTTGGGGGTTCAGTTTAAGGATAGCCAAATACCTGCAGAAATACTTGCAAAGATTTGGTTTCCGCACGTGAATTTCGAAAAATTAAGTGAGCAATATAATATTCCTTCACTTAATTTAAAAAATAAAGCCATTGCCGAAAAAGCAAAACACATGGGTTTTGATGGCATTAAATATGGCGATACATTATTACAAGGATTAAAATAAATTATTATGGCAAATTATAGAATTACAAACATAACAGATACATTGGGAAAGCGTGAAGCTAAGTACGATGCAACATTAGATTTGAACTATATAGATTCAATGATGAAGAAGACCATTAAAGTTAAACCAAGTGAAACGGTTTATCTGAAAATACATTCATTACCACTCTCAATTCAGCAACTCAGAGTAAAGAAACTCATTAGTGTTGTTGAAATCAGCAATACAGAATTGGCGAATTGCATGAATGAGCACAAGCCAGTCATTCAGCCAATGCCTGTACCCGTAGAAATGGTAGAAACTCAAGAAGAAACCGAAAAAAGAGTGGCAACTACAGAAAAAAAGAAAACGGGTAGAAAACCTCATGAAGTACTTGAAAGTTAGTAATATGCAGTAATATCGATATTCGAAGCCAACAAAATGTTGGCTTTTTTTATAAAATGTCTTGCCACTTGGCAGATTTTCCGCTATTTTTACGTATTTATAATTAATTACATTATTTTATAATATTTTATAAATACAACATGGACGGAAAAATTAGAATCTTATTCTATAATTTAGACGGGGCGGGCGTAAACTACTTCAGAACACTAACGCCTGCACAAGAACTTGAAAAAAATCACTCAGATGAATTTTACTCCGAAATAAATCCTGAACTCGATTTTAATGACCCTAAGACAATTGATTATCTCAAAACTTTTCACATCATACATTATCATCGTCAATTTTTACAAGACAGTCAAAAGATGAAGCAACTTGTCGAAGAGTTGCGTAAGAATGGCACAATCATAATGGTTGACATTGATGACTACTGGCAATTACATAAGAATCACCCCTTCTATTCACTTAGTTTAGAAAAGAAAATGCATATTCCCATTTTGGAGAATCTTAAGATGGCTGACTATGTAACTACAACCACAGACTTATTTGCAGAAGAAATTCGTAAAGTTACTGGTAAAGATAATGTTGGGGTATTTTATAACTCAATTGACCCCACATGGATGAAACAATTTCAAAACAACTGGAAACCCGACCCTGATGGTCTTGTTAGAATTACATATATGGCAGGTTCTTCTCACATGGGTGATGTTCAACAACTTGATGGAGTATTCAATGTACTTCATAATGATTGGAATTTAAAGAACAAATTTAAAGTAATTATTGCTGGTTGGGATACGGAAGGTAATACTACTGATATCACATTCAACCAAGATTTTGGCGATGAACTACAGAAAATCGGTAAGTGGACCATTAGCAATGTTAAAATTATTAATAAAACTCGTGGTAATGTTGATATGATTCCCGGCTTGTCACAAGAATTGAAAGACAAATACAGGGGCAAAGTTTTTAGTGAGAATCAAAGAGACATCAAATCTGAAGAAAGCGTTTATCTTATCTATGAAAAAATTCTGACAGATAATCACCGTAATATTGAAAACAAAGATTACGTGCAGTGGTTATCAAATATGGAAAGAAATGTTAATTATGATAATGAAGGCAACTTTGGTAGACGTTGGACTCAAAAAGCAAATACATATGCCCAAGTATTGGACGAAACCGATATTGTAATAGCACCACTTGCAGACAATCCATTTAACAGAATGAAGTCTAATTTGAAACAAGTGGAATGCTGGACAAGGAAACTTCCAATAGTATGTTCAGGTATTCCACCATATGATGTAGATGGTAGACATTTAGAAAATTGTGTACTAATTCCTGCAGAAAAAAATGCCAGAAAGTATTGGCAGAAGTATTTAAAAAGACTAATATTAGATGCTGACCTTCGTAAACAACTTGGAGAACAGCTATATGAAGACTTTAAAGATAAATATAATTTAGCTGATGTTACTAAGAAACGTGCAGACTTTTATAGAGCTGCAGTTATGAAAACATTGGCAGTAGTATAAAACTAAAAACAATGAATTTCAAAAAATTAAAATCAGTAAAGAAAAGGTCGAAACTCTATATGTGGTTCGCCAATTTAAGTGCAAAACTCTCAGGTCGTTATGTAAAAGATTGTCATCCGGCATTTATGTCGTTTGTTGAAAAACACAATCTTGCAACGGCTTCTATTTGGAACAATGCTTGGGCAGAGAGATATGAAGAAATAATGAAAATGCTTAACAGTGATGATTATAAAAAATATTTCTATAATGCTGTTGACTATAAACGTGAAGCAGTGAAACCATTACCACAAAAATGGTATGTTATGATTTTCGATAAGATTGTTTATGGTCTGTCTAAAGCATATGTGTTTGTTTTTGAAAGGGAACTATATAGAAAAATCAAACAATTCGAACTTGTTTCTAAGGGTGTTGCTAATTTAATAAAGAAAACAGACGAATATATTGCTTCAACCACTTCGTTACAGAGATTGTCAAGAATGCAGGCACTTGGAATCATTTCATATCAGAGTTTTCAAGATGATTTTGATATTCTTGTTAATCGAATACCTCACGAAGTAATAGAAGAACGACATAAAAAAATAGATGAAGAACTTCAAGCAAAACTTCGAGTAAAATTGGCTACTGTTGACGAGCATAGAAAATTACCTGATGAGGTTGTTAAATTACTTCGTAGAGAACAATGATAGAATTCTTTAAAAAGATATATTATTGGTGTTATATAAAGATTCATACAGTTATAATAGCAATTAGTATTGCTTTATATAATACTGAGCAGGAGATATTGAAAGCTGACCCGAATGATTTACAGGAACGTGATAAACGTGAAACCCGTAAGCTACATAGGAATCAGACTCTTGAAAAATTCTATGCTGGTAAAACAGATGAAAAATACGTGAAAGATTATTACGAAATATTAAAAAAAGCCGATAAGTTCATGCGTACAGCAACTCCGCATCAAATGGCTGTTGCTGCAGATAAATATGCTAAAGGTTATGGTGGTGAAGATAAACATGGCAATAAGTATGAACATTTTGGTTTCTTCGATGAAAAACATAAGCATGCAGGTAAAACTCTTACGGAAGTTTTTAAAACAGAATACGATGAAAGGCGTACTAAAGATGATGACTTAGAACTCGTATACATCTTCAATAACAAGCCAATTGTTGCGGGAATGGGAAAGTTTTACGAAGCACTTGAGAAGTCTAAAGAAGAAAAGACTGAGTTTGAAGTTACTGTGGTAAAATCCTGGGAATTTCCTCTCAAGGTCAGTCGTGAAACTGAAGTGGTGAATAAAATTGAGCAACTCACGGAATTCTTGCACATTAAAAAGATTGGTTTTGAATATAGGCAACTTGAATTCTTCATTCCTGTGAAGTTTAAGACATCCGAACTTACTGAGGACTCAGATACCTTCAAGGAGATAATAAATGCCAAGGAAGTCTATATAAAGGACGAATATGGTCAGTTACACGGTTTCTCTATCCTCAAATATTTTAAAAGAATAAATTATAACAATACCCACGATGTTTTGAAATTCGAAGGAATTGAAATGGAAAATGTGGGCATACACTAAAATCAAATAATATGTCAAAATTTTTAGATGACCTTAAAAATGCTGCAGATAAGGGTGAATTTAATTCCGAAGCAGCAAAAAAAATTATCGAAGTAGATAAACTTGCAGATAATGCAAATGTTGAAAATCTCGCAGACAGAATAGAAAAGGCAGGTGTTAAAACCGTTACCGAAGAAGAAGCATCAATAATTAATTCGGATTATGAAAAAAAGATGCTGGAAATTAAAGAAAAAGATTTAGCTTTGCATCAGATAGCGATACTCAAGGAAATTGATGAAACATTGATGTTAAGTCTCTATGATATGAAGGATTTTATTACAACTGTTGAAACTTCATTCGATAAGACTAAGCCAGTCAATGTCGAATTATTTCAAGAAGTAGAAAAAATCAAAAATAAATATAGTTCAATTATTAATCTCAATCAAATTATTTAAATTAAATGGCAAAAATTGAAAAAGCATCTGATGACGTAAAACTTCTTTTCGAAGAAGTACGTGAGGAAACGACAATCCCTCAGTGGGTTGAATTCGAAGTCCTTTCAAGTAATAAACAAAAAGACCTTTATAAAATTGTTAAACTCAATGATATTGTTGAGACAATAACAGAAGGTTTGAACTTTGCGGTAGTTTTCAATGAAGAAATTCTTGACCAGCTTCCTGAAAACATGAAGAAAATGGCAATTGCAGAATGCCTTGCGGGTGTTTGTGTTGACGAAAATGATAAAGTATCATTGGAAAAACCTAACTTCAGCACTTACAGGGGCATTCTTGAGAAGTACGGACATGACCCAATCATAGTTCTGCATGAAAGTATCAAAAGTCTTTATGATAAGAGAAAACAAGAAGCAGACGAAGCAAAAGCACAGAAAAAAGGTAAAAGAGGTAAGAAAACCGCAGAGGTATAAAACAATTCTAATTTAAATTAAGACAAATCCTGGCACATCGTCAGGATTTTTTTGTTTATTAGTATTTATAGAAAATCTTATATATGATTACTTACAATATCAAATTTCCTTTAAATGATAACTTGAGTACAAATACGTATTTTTTATTGACCCAAGTAACTAAGGATGCGTTTAGTTCTGACCTGTTGTTATTACTGCTCACATCAAAGGGGGAAAGATATTATGAGCCAGATTATGGTACGAATTTATTAAAACACATTTTCGAACCAAACGATAATTTAACTGCAGATGATGTAGAAGAAGACGTAAGAAACACGGTATCGAAATACATCCCGAATTTAAAAATCAATAAGATTACATTCAATTGGCTTTTAGATGATGCAGGAATGCCAATATCAGAAAACCAATTAAACGTAAAAATTAGTTTCACATATACCGAAGATAGTTTTACAGAAGAAGGTCAATTAGATTTAAACTTTTAAAATATGGCAACAGATACAACAACAAACATAATTCAGTACGGAAGCAGAACATTTGGGCAAATTAGACAGGATTTAATTACTTTTATCAGGCAAGCATATCCTGAAGTACTCTCAGATTTTACTGATTCAAGTGTTGGCGCAATGTTAATCGACCTCAATGCAGGTGTCGGAAATAACTTAGCAATTAATACTGATAGGGCATTTCAAGAAACACAATTGGAGTATGCACAATTACGTGCTTCAATTCTAAACATTGCAAAAAATATGGGATTCAATATTCCCGGAAGACGACCTTCAGTAACAGTAATAGATTTTACCGTAACTGTTCCTGTACTCGGTGATAAACCCGATGCAAGCTATTATCCCATTTTATCGCCTGGTGCGCAAGTGCTTGGCGGTGGAAAGATATTTGAAACCCAAGATACAATTGATTGGAGTTCTCCTGTTAGTAATCTTGGCGACCCTAACCGTTCTATTATTCCCAATTTAGATTCAAATGGTATTATTGTAAGTTATGGTGTTACCAAAAGAGAAGTTGTTATCAATGGTAGTACAAACATATTTAAAAGAATTATAAACCCAAATGATGTTATACCATTTTTTCAGATAACTCTTCCAGACCCAGATGTAATTGAAATTGAAAATGTTATTTTATTAGAAGGCACAAATTATACCACAAACCCCCCACTTGCAGATTTTTATACGAGCACAAACAGATTTTATGAAGTAGATTATCTTGCACAGCAAAGAGTTTTTGTTGAAAATACAAGTAGTTCTGTTAGTAGTACAGGTACTACGGAAGGCATAAAAGCAGCTCGTTGGATTGACGTAACAAAGAAATTTATAAAAGAATATACTCCAAATGGTTATTGTGTATTGACTTTCGGTAGCGGTGATGCCGATGTAAATGCATTTAAATCAGGATTTCTTAAAGTAGGTGTTAGTAATCAATATTTTCTTGATAATTTTTTAAATAATACCGCATTAGGTGAAAAACTTCAACCAAATTATACGTTATTCGTAAGATATCGTACAGGCGGTGGAATTAATTCCAATCTTGGCGCACAAACATTGACACAACTTGGTGGATATGCAATGAGAGTAGTGGGTTCACGTTCAGATTTCAATCAAAGTGTACAAAGAAGTTTAAAAGTAAGCAATCCTATTCCTGCTATTGGCGGTAATGACGGATTAAGTGTAGAACAAATCAGGGAGTTAATAAAATATAATTTCAGCAGTCAAAGCAGGGATGTCACACTTACTGATTATTTATTACAACTTTATAAAATGCCGGGACAATATGGTTCACCTTTCCGTGCAAATGCATTTAAGCTAAACAATAAAGTCGTAATATCAATGCTCGGTATTGGTAGTGATGGTAAGTTATCGAACACAAGTAATACTTTGTTAAAAAATAATATTGCTGAATACCTTACCGAATTTCGAATGATAAATGATTACGTTGAAATTAAGGACGGTAAAATTTTTAATCTGGCTTTCGATATTGACGTATATGTGGAAAACATTGCCGATAATCAAATTGCTAACAGTATAATTACTTTGGTCAGGGACTATATGGATATCAATAATTATCAAATGGATGAAAACATTTTTCTTGGACCACTTCAACGTGAAATACTTACAGCAAATGGTGTTATTAACGTAATTGACATTAAAGTTTATAATAAAGTTGGCGGTCAATATTCAAATAACGTAGTATCACAGGAAATTCTCAATACTGCAACAGGCGAAATTCAGATAATTAATAATACTATTTATGCAACTGAAGATTCGATGTTTGAAATTCGTTACCCAGAAAAAGACATAAGGGTGTTCTTACGTAAATCAGTAGTTTAATCAATGAAAAAGTTATCAACAGATGAGTTTATTAGAAGAGCAAAAAGTATTCATAAAAATAAATATGATTACTCTAATAGTGTATATGTAACTGCGAGAAATAAAATTAACATAATTTGTCCCGAACACGGCATTTTTTATCAAAAACCACACGACCATTTATATGGCAGTGGTTGTCAAAAATGTGCAGGATTAAATAATAAAACAAATGACGAATTCATAAAAAAATCAATAGAATTATTTGGCGATAAATTCGAATATAACAAAACCAATTATGTTAGTTCTCAAAAACACGTAATTATTACATGTAAATTGCATGGCGATTTTAGTGTAACACCAAACAATCATTTATCAAAAAAACAGGGTTGCCCTATTTGTAAAGAATCAAAGGGTGAAGAAAAAATTGGAAAAGTGCTGTGCGAAAAAAATATTTTGTTTGTTAGAGAAAAAACGTTTCAACATTGTGTTGGGAAAAAAAGAAAACTTCCATTTGATTTTTTTCTGCCCAACCAAAATTTGATAATTGAATATGATGGTAGGCAACATTTTGAAGTTGTTGATGCTTTTGGTGGAAAAGATGGCTTTGATGTAATTCAACAAAACGACAAAATAAAAAATAATTTTTTAGCTGAAAACAATATTGATTTGGTGAGAATCTCATACCATCAATATAATGATATTGAGAATATTATATGTGAAAGGGTTTTGTAGTGGAATTCATAAAGAAAAAAATATATCGAATAATGACAACGGGAGCAACTGCTCCGTGTTCGTATAGAGACCCAGAAACAGGAGTTCTTATAACTGGATGTACTGCTACAACCAAATATCTTATTCCTAATACTGGTGTCACATATTACGTTAAATTCTGCCTTACACAGGATGCACAGGACATTGGCTTTTTCGATGCATATATGCTCGATAGTGGTTATACTTATATTCAACTTTCTGGCGCAACAAGTGCAATTACTGAGCAAAATATTCGAAAGTTTGAGCAGGTTTTAAGCGGGGGGACAACTCTTGCAGCAAGCGGATTGGTACAATTATACGATAATGGTTACATCACAGGCACGACAATAACACCCACATATATAACAATTACGGGACATTCATCAAGTCGACTTGTAGAATTACGTAAATATGTTATATCGGGTACAACAGCACAAATATATGTAACTGGTGGTACTTCTGTGACCGATGGCATAGTTTTGTCGCAATCAACGGGAAACACAATCGTTTATTTTCTTGGTGGAATTCGATATGTTGATACTTTCACGGGATATACATCGGGAACAACATTTACGTTTATAGGTCAAGGTTTAAGCAATCCGAATTTCATCAACAAACCAATATATAAAGACATGAATAAAGAAAACATCATCAGTAATCCAAAAATTTACAATGATGTATTTATAGTAAGACAAGAAGTTTCTGCATTTGACGGAAATTATAGGCTGGAATACATACAAAGTTTAGTTGATTTGACGACATATGCAGGCGGTAATTTCTTTAATATAGTTAATAACACATAATTAATACTTAAAAAATGGCAATTGGAACTTTTGGAGTTGTTCGCCCAGCAGATGTTAGTATCGATGATATTAGCATATACTATAATTTTACCCCCAACAGGGAAACTCTTAATACTACAGTATTACCTCTGACACCATCAGAAGTTCTGTCATATAATACACTTCCTATCAATGAGCAAATAGCCAATAGCGAAAACCTTTTAGAAGGTTTATATAATCTCAAATTACCTGCAACAATTTTTAATCAGTTGGGTATTTACACGATTTACATTAAGCCAAAAATATATACAACGGTGGTTATTGACTGTAGTGTATTATCATCGCTTCCAAGCGTTAAAGGAATTGTTTTGGACTTGACAACATTGCCTGCACCATTACAAGGAAATAATGCTTTGCAGGGATATAGAGTAGAGTATATAAATCAAGACAGTACCCAAACCAAACTAAGAAATGTTGTAAGGTATGTGGCAACTGCAAATAAGGTAGTTCCAATTAGTCAAAACGTAGGAAACACAAACCAAAAATCAATACAATATCGTTTTGATGACTCAGGTACATTACTTTTCTTACAATTGACTCCAAGCAGCTCATCAGATGTTAAACCAAATGTTTTGCCATTTATTGGTAATCCGGGGCAAACAATCATATTATCAAATACTTTCTTTTCGCCCATAGTAATAGAAATTGATATGGTTCAGAATACTATAGATACTCTTGCTAATATACTTGCAGGTAATCAGGTTAAAGACGTTCAGAAGGGCATATTAACTTATTATGATGCAAATGGTGCAATTACTGACCAATTTAATTTATTTGAAATTAAGGATGATGTTAGCGATGTTCCATTATTTGAAGTAAAACAAGTAAGGACCAACATAGACCAAACACAGAATTTCAATAATGTCATAGCTGATATTCAACAGTAAAAAATAAAATCATCATACGAAAAAATCCCAATGTAAACGATTGGGATTTTTTTTATTATCGTATTTATAGTAAAATGTAAAGATTGTGGCAAAAGTAAAAGTAGTAGGTACTAATCTCGACCAGAACTTAAACGGTATAAATTTTAATAACACAGCATCCGAAACTATATTTCAATTTGGTAGTTTTACTGTTACATCAAATTTTAGCGGTAGAATATATATTAATTATACAAATACTTTAAGTTCTTTTGTTCGTCCAGTTACTTTGGAAACAATGGGTCTCAATAACACACAATCTTCCGTAATACATGACTATCAAACAAATGCAACACTAAATCTCGACAAATCAAATTTAAATACATTTGTAAGATTCGGTTCAACTTACGAATTTTTCAGAGTTTCCGTACAAAAAATTATTTTAGGCTATCCCGGAAGTCTTTTTGTTAATACTAATGCAGTTCCTGGCGGTAATCAGACCTTTAATAGCTATATTTATAATTCCGCTACAGACATAACCACTATTCAAATACCAACAGTAATTTCTTCATATAATGTGGTTCAAAATACATTCGGCTTAGTTTTCAACCAAGGAAACGTGAGCGAGCCAAATGATATGGCAATTTCTAATTTAAATTTATCATATGATAAATATGTAGTATGGTCAACATATGACCTAAATACCGAATATCCTGTAATTGGTTTTACGGGTGACACTGCTGGCGTTACATATATTACAATAAAAACACGTGGTAATCCATTTTGGTTTAATACTGGTAGTACAAATAGAATTAGTTTTCATATTAAGCCAAGCAGTTTTATTTTCGAAGAATATAGGTCATTATTAACAAGTTATGAGCAATATATTATTTCACAAAGAGTCGGTGGAATTTCAAGCGGTTTTCAATTTATAATAAATGACCCAACACTTATGGAAGACGGTAGTATTAGTTATGCTACTACAACCATGTTATGGACTACAAGTGACGGATATAATATTGATATCAACGATACTGAATATCAGAACTTCTTAACAGCATTACTTGCCATTGGCAGTAAATATGACTCAGTAAAAACAGATTTAATTGCAAGGTTTTTAACCCCTACCTCAATTAAAATATATGACCTTACAGAAGACGGTAAAATGACAAAACTATTGAGGGTATATGGTTGGGAATTTGACCAATTGAGAAAATTTATTGATTCTCTCGTTAATATCAACACAGTAACATATAATAAACTCAATAACATACCCGACCAATTAGTAAGCAATTTAGCAAGAACATTTGGTTGGAATTATTTTAGTTTAGTTAATGAAAACGAATTAGTTCAGAACTTCTTGAGCATAAATAATGTTGAGAGAGATTTGACTACAGATTTTATGCCTGGTGAAGTTAATATTGAACTTTGGCGAAGAATTTTGATGAATGCAAACTATTTCTGGAAATCAAAAGGCACAAGAGAAGCAATAAAATCAATTTTTTTTCTTATTGGAATTCCAGAACCTTTCATAA